CCGGAAAGCTCGACTTCAAAAGCCTGGCCAACTCGATCATCTCCGATCTCATACGTATCCAGATTCAGCGGGCGATCACCATTCCGTTGGCCAACGCCATGATGGGCCTCTTTGGCTTTGCCAACGGGGGCGTCATGACCGGATGTGGCCCCATGGCGCTGCGCAGCTATGCCGCAGGTGGCATTGCCAACTCGCCACAGTTGGCCCTCTTTGGCGAGGGCAGCAGGCCAGAAGCCTATGTGCCTCTGCCTGACGGCCGATCCATTCCGGTCACGATGAGCGGTGGCGCGTCCGCAGGGGATGTCTTCAACATTTCGGTCAGCGTCTCCGATGCTGGCGCGTCCAGCCGTGGGGATGACCCAGGCGGACGTGATCTTGGCCGGGCGATAGCCAGTGCTGTACGTCAGGAGTTGCTTGCCCAAAAGCGCGCCGGTGGCCTGCTCGACGGCCGGAGGGCGGTGTAAGTGGCGACCTTTACCTGGACCCCTTCGGTTGGAGCCAACCTGTCGATGCGGCCACGCGTGCGCCGTGTGGCCTTTGGCGACGGCTATGAGCAGCGTTTGGCCTTCGGCATCAACACCCAGCCCCAGCTCTGGTCGCTGGAGTTTCGGGGGCGCACCAGCCTTGATGCGGCCGCCATCGATGCGTTTTTGCGCGCACGGGGTGCCGTGCAGGCCTTTGACTGGACACCGCCTGGTGGCACTGCTGCCAAGTTCGTGTGCGAGGAGTGGAGTCGATCCGTGGATGAGCCCAACGTCGAAACAGTGCGGGCTACCTTCAAGCAGGTGTTTGATCTGTCATGACCGTATCCGCGATTACCTCCGAGATCCAGAAGCTTGCACCCAGCAGCGTGATCGAACTTTTTGTGCTGGATCTGGCATTGTTTGGCCAGGGGCCGGTTCGCTTTCATGCCGGAACCAATGCCTTGCAGCAACGGGTTGTCTGGCAGGGTAACGCCTACGAGGCATTTCCCATCGAGGCTGAAGGCTTCGAATTCAATGGCAATGGCCAGGTACCTCGGCCGCGCCTGCGGGTAGCCAATGTCACCGGGGCCATCACGGCGCTGGTGCTCACCTACCAGGACCTGGTGGGCGCCAAGATCACGCGCAAGAGGACGCTTGCGAAATACCTCGATTCGGTGAACTTTGAGGGTGGTGTCAATCCGACAGCCGACCCCTCGGCCGAATTCGCGGATGACGTGTACTACGTCGACCGCAAGTCCAGAGAAACGCGGGATGTGGTCGAGTTTGAGTTGGCCGCATCGTTTGATTTGGAGGGGGTCACACTCCCTCGGCGACAGATCGTTCAAAACGTGTGCCCCTGGCGCTACCGGGGGTCTGAATGCGGTTACACCGGCACGGCCTACTTCGATGCCAATGACCAGGCGGTAGGTTCCAGCAGCCTGGATGTCTGCGGCAAGCGCCTGTCATCGTGCAAGGCCCGGTTTGGGCAGAGCGCTGAGTTGCCCTTTGGTGGCTTTCCGGCAGCTGGGCTTATTCGTTGATGCTGCCTGAGAACCAAGCCCTGGCGCTCGATCACGCCCGGCAAGCCTACCCACGCGAGTCGTGCGGGCTGCTTGTCATCCGAAAAGGTCGGGAGGTTTACTGGCCGTGCCGAAACCTGGGTGTGGGAACCGATCAGTTCGTGATTCACCCCGAGGACTACGCCAAAGCCGATGAGCAGGGCCAGATCGTTGCCGTGGTGCACAGCCACCCCGGTCTGCCGCCCGAGCCGAGTCAGGCTGACCGGGTGGCGTGTGAGGCCAGTGGCTTGCCTTGGCACATCGTGAGTGTTCCGTGCAATGCCTGGGCAAGTATCGAGCCGTCGGGCTATGTCGCCCCGTTGGTCGGCCGCGAATGGTCTCACGGCGTGCTCGACTGCTACGCCCTGGTGCGCGACTGGTTCCGAGCAGAGCGCGGGGTGGAATTGCCCAACTTCGCGCGCTTTGACGACTGGTGGAAGCGCGGGGAGAACCTCTACCTGGAGAACTTTGCCCAGGCTGGCTTCTTCCCCGTGGATGCAGACGAACTAAAGGTTGGGGACTGCTTCCTGATGCAGGTGGCATCCCCCGTACCGAATCACGCAGCCGTCTATCTGGGAGACGGGCTGATCCTTCATCACTTGCAGGGGCGTCTTTCCAGCCGTGATGTCTACGGCGGCTACTGGCAAAAAGTCACAACACACATCCTCAGGCATGGTCACGATCATTCTTCTCGGTGAACTTGGGCGCCGATTCGGCCGCAGGCATAGCCTGGCCATCTCGTCGGCTGCCGAGGCCATTCGGGCACTGGCAGCCAATTTCCCCGCCCTCGAGCGGGAATTGGTGGCCTCAGGCGAGCGCGGTGTGGGGTACCGCGTACTGGCTGGCCGTGAGGCGCTGACGCTGGAGCGCTTGCATGAGCCGACAGGACAGAGCCGCATCACGATTGCACCGGTGGTCTCTGGTGCGGGTGGCAATGGTCTCGGTCAGATCTTGCTGGGTGCAGCCCTGTTGGCCGTTGCCTGGTGGAACCCGCTGGGCTGGGCGGCTTCGGGTGCGTTTTTGTCTCAGGCCACGCTCTATTCGGTGGGCACCGCCATGATTCTGGGTGGCGTGGCGCAGATGATTGCCCCAACGCCCAAGGCCACGGAGCCCTCTGAGCGCCCAGAAAACAAGCCCAGCTACAGTTTCAATGGTGCGGTCAACACCACCGCCCAGGGGCATCCCGTGCCGGTGGGTTACGGCCGATTGATAGTGGGCTCGGCAGTGATCAGCGCCGGCATTGACGTGGATGAGATCGCCGCATGAGCCAACTGATCATTGGAGCGGGCGGTGGCGGCAAAGGCGGTGGAGGAAGCGCCCGTGTGGCCCAGGAGGCCCCCGACAGCCTTCGTTCCAAAGCCTATGCGCGAGTGGTTGACCTCATTTCCGAGGGTGAGATCGAGGGGCTGGTCGACGGCCTGCAATCGGTTTACCTGGACGACACGCCGATTCAGAACCCTGATGGCTCGACCAATTTCTCAGGCGTCACCCTGGAAACCCGTAACGGCAGCCAGCAGCAAAGCTATGTGCCCGGCTTCTCGTCCGTTGAGAACGAGGTGGTCGTCGGTGTAGAGGTCAAGGCAAGCCAGCCGGTGGTGCGCTCCATCACCGACCCGGATGTGGACGCCGTCCGGGTCAAGGTGAGCGTGCCGCAGTTGACCAACCAGGACACGACCAATGGCGATCTCAATGGCAGCACGGTGAACTTTGCGATCGATCGCCAAGTGAACGGCGGTGGGTTCGTGGAGATGATCAACGACACGATCTCCGGTAAGACCACGACCAAGTACCAGCGCAGCTACTACGTGCCTCTCGCGGGCAGTGGCCCCTGGGATATCCGTGTACGCCGGATCACGGCGGACTCCACATCGAGTGCGGTCCAGAACAAGACCTTTGTGGAGTCCTACACCGAGGTCGTCGAGAGCAAACTGCGCTACCCCAACAGCGCCCTGGTAGCGCTTCGGGTCGATGCGTCCCAGTTCTCTAGCATCCCGCGGCGCAGTTATGACATGAAGCTGCTGCGGGTTCGTGTTCCCGTGAACTACGACCCAGCCACGCGCGCTTACAGCGGTGTGTGGAATGGCACCTTCAAGATAGCCTGGACCGATAACCCTGCATGGTGCTTTTACGACCTGGTGAGCAGCACCCGCTACGGCTTGGGTGGCTACATCCCTGAGGCTCAGGTCGACAAGTGGGCGCTCTACCGGGTAGCCCAATACTGCGACCAGTTGGTTCCAAACGGGCTGGGCGGTTTTGAACCGCGCTTTACCTGCAACCTGTACCTCCAGACGCGGGAGCAGGCCTACAAGGTCGTGCAGGACATGGCCTCGATCTTTCGGGGCATGGTGTACTGGTCCGGTGGCGCGATCACGGTCACGCAGGATGCACCCGCAGATCCGGTCTATCAGTTCGCCCCCAGCAATGTCGTGGATGGCGAATTTGCCTACCAGGGGTCTGCGGCCAAGGCGCGGCACACGGTGGCCTTGGTCACATGGAACGACCCCGAAGACTTTTACCGCCAGAAGGTGGAGTACGTCGAGGACGCCGCCGGCATCGCCCGCTACGGCATCGTGCAAAGCGAAGTCGTGGCGCTGGGATGCACCTCAAGGGGCCAGGCTCACCGCGTGGGTAAGTGGCTCTTGTATTCCGAGCAGTCGGAATCCGAGATCGTCACCTTCCGCACGGGCCTGGAGGGTGCCGTGATGCGTCCGGGGGACGTCATCAAGGTCGCTGATCCAGTTCGAGGCGGCATGCGCCTTGGGGGCCGAATCGCTGCGGCATCTGCCAGCACGGTCACTTTAGATCAGGACCTGCCAGCGGATCTCCCATGGCGGCTATCGGTCATTCTGCCCACTGGGGCGGTTGAGGAACGGCTGGTAGGTC